TATAAGGTACCATTGACTTCTAAGGAGCTATTTAATCAAACCCCTGATTATATTAAGAACTTAGCAGAAAAACGAAGGTTCGACTTCGATTACCCAGTTTTAACAGGTGACGGGGAACTTTCAGGTTTGGTCACTACTCATGTACCTCAAATACGTGAGTTAGAATCGACATTTGAACCAAAGAACATTGTGCCATGCATACAAAAGATATATAACGATGGTCCCTTACCAGGGACAAGAAACAATGGTTTGCTAAGAATGGCATCCCATTTCCTTAGACATGGATTCCCATCGGAAGTAGCTAAAACAGCTTTAATGCATTGGAACAATGATAACCTTGATGAGAATGTAGTTCTACAAAAAGTAGAAGATACTTATAATAGAGGCTATAGATATGGCTGCAATGATTTTCTATTACACGAATATTGTCAACCAAGATGTGTCTATTATAAACATAAGGATTATCTTACTGAGGTTAAAACAAGTGATGAAATGCAGAAGTCGCTTGAAGAGAGGATGACGGCTAATTATGAAGGAAGATGTATTAGGCTTGATGAATTATTTGGGATATCCGATAAAGACCTTACTGTCTATCCGGGTGAATTGGTAACAATATTCGGACCAACCGGAGCTAACAAGACAACACTAGCTCAAAATATTGTGCTCGGATACGATGCTAAGAACGACATCATTCGGAAGGAACTGCAAATCCCAACTTTATATTTATCGCTGGAACTAACGGATTGGTACACTCATAAGCGACATCTTCAGATAGTAAGCGGTATGAAGAAGAAACAAATAGAAACAAACTTTAAGGAGATATATAAATTCCATAAAGATGATGTAAGTCACATTGTAGTACAGACGGTCTCTCCTACAGTAGAAAAGATAAAAGAGATGGTCAGAAGTGTGCAGCCAAGGTGCGTAGTAGTAGACTATATTGACTTGGTAGAACCCCCTAAACACATACGCGGAGAGTATGAGAGTATCAGGTATATAAGCCATTCATTAGCAAGCCTTGCTGTGAATATGGACTTGATAATTATCCAACTTTCCCAAACAAGCCGTACCTATTCAAGAGATGAGGTACTTGACCTATATGCAGGCAAAGGCTCAGGAGCTATTGAAAATGCTTCTAGAAAAGTGCTTGGTATATCAGGTAACGCGAAAAGAAAAGACAGAAAAGTTGAATTATTCAAGAATACTGATGGTGAACTGTTTGATGTTGAACTTGAATGGCAACCTAACTTTAGGTTAATGCGAGCAGATGCAATTATCAGAGAATCGCAGGAAACTAATAGAATAAGGATGGTAAAATGACACGTCTTTTAAAGATACATCTATGGAAATATGGATTCCAGATATTCTTCCTATTTATATTCGGAATCGGCGGGATGTATGAGATAGATAAACATGGTGATTACTTCCAGGTAACAGTCAATTTATGGAAATTCACTATAACATTACAACTAGGAACAATAGAAAATGAATGGAACAAGAGGAGCTAACCCAATAAGACAAGAGTCACAGGAGAAATCTATTCTTCGGATATTACAAAACGGAGGACGGATTAACCCTAGAATGGCTCTAGACCAGTTTGGTTGTATGCGACTTGCTGCTATTATCCACTTATTAAAGAAGAAGGGCAGCAATATCAAAACAACCAGAGTTAACCGTGGAAGAACTACTTTCGCAGAATATGAGATGATACAGTCATGAAAAGCCTATTTTATCCATTCTGGAGAAAGAAACGGAAAAAGAAATCCTATAAACCCAATGCTAATTTGCATATATATTCTCTAAGCAAACAAGTTAATGACCTTAGAGAAGAATATTATGAGGCAAATGAGAAGATAAAAAAGTTGGCCAAAGCAAATCATTTAAGATGGGAAGAAGGATTTGTCCCAAACACAAAGGAATGGGAAAAAGATAAATAGTGTCAACCAGGGAACAATTTGAGCCTGTATTGAAAGAGCTACACGGCAATTTTTGGAAAAAGGTATATTCCAAACTTTCCAGAAAGATGTCAGCTCTCAAGTCTAGTCTCAAGAAAAGGTCGCAAGAAAATGAAGTGGAATTTAACATCACACTTGATGAAATCAAGAAGATGTTCTTAAAGGTGTACGGTAATGAATGTCATTATTGTAATAAGCAGCTTACATTCCGCAATATTGCTTGCGACCACATTGTTCCCCTGAATAAAGGAGGCCCATCAATAAAGTCAAATCTTCAGCTTATTTGTAAAACATGTAATACTCGTAAGGGACCACTTAATGAAGAGGATTATTGCAATATAATTGACTGGGTTTCTAAACAGAAAGAAGAGATAAGAAACTATATAATGAGGAAACTGGCTAAAGGAGGCCGTTATTAATGAGAGCAATACTAAGAAGTACAGAAAGTAAAGTGATAAACATACCATCTGAAATATGGAAAGAAGCAGATTGGGATATTGGTGATGACGTTGAATTGAGCGTAGAATGTGGATGTGAACATAATAAAGAACACAACATCAAGGAAATTCGCATTAAAAGCCTAACGTCTAACCTTAGACAACTCCTAAGGCATGAACCTAAGGTATGAAAATGAATGATATATGTACAATTACAATCAAGCTCACAGAAACAGAACTTATATGTTTAAACAATATGATTGAAACACACTTTGGTAAACTGGGAAGGAACAAAGTAACAAAATTGGAAACTCAATTATATAAAGAATTGAATGAGATGCAACAACGAATAAAGGACGAAAGACATAAAACAGCTATAGATAAAAAGGTTGACCCCAAAAAAGAATACATGGAAAAGATTAAAGGTGTAAGTCCATGACTTAGTTTAGACGTATATTAACGGGGATTAAGCATGCGAAGTACGTCGTGATTGTTCGTGGTTGGATAAATAATGACAGAAATAGGCAAGTGAGGTCTCCGTTAATATGAATAGATACAGCAGCTATACAGCAGAATACAAGCCCTCAGAGATTTACGAACAACGTATATCTCAAAATGTTCGTAAAATACTACGACAAGATTCAGAAGTTCTAGAAAGGCTAGATGCAGGATTTGGCGGACAAATAATAGAAGAGGACTACGAAGATGAAATAACTAAGGCATTTGATTATTTAATAGACGCATTCGATTATAATTACGAGGCAGATTATGAAGACTACTAGGGAAAAGGAAAAGGTAGCTCATAAAAACTGTGCTAATTATAGTAATGGGAAGTGCCTTGGTGTTGAAATGAAAGTAAAGGGGAAACCTGGGCGTAAAGTCAGGATTGGCATAAGAATTGAAGAAACGAAAGTTGGGAAACTTTGTCTAGATATAGTTGATACATGTGAGTATTTCGACTATATCGTTAATCCCAATAGCCTTAAATCCCCTTTGAGGCGGCGCTCCTGAGAAATCGGGAGCGTTTTTTTTATATAACAACTACTTAAGTGGCGATTTTCTTGATATTCTCTTCTCTATAGCCACATTGTTTAGGAACATTAACATAGCCAAGTGGAATTTCATAGGCATAGCAGCAATACCACGGTCTCAATTTGTCCCTGGTCTTATAGATAAAACATTTATTATTTTTCATAAGGTACTTACACTTTTCCCCAGTTTCAGGATTATAACAACAAGCTGCACACTGAGTACATAGAGACTCATCAAGATAGTTAATAGCCATGTCATTATTAATTCTTTTTACCTTTTAATGTTTCATATAATGCATATCCACCAAGTCCTGCTGTAGCAGCAACTTTTGCTGCACCTGGAAGTCTTCTTGCTGCATAACGAAGTGTCCTCTTTGTAGGAATCTTCTTAATCTGACTAGCAGCTTTTTTGACCTTTTCAACTATAGGACCTCCACGTCTCCAGTCCTGCATTACCTCAGTCCTATTTAACTGCTTATTTCTTAGTCCAGTTAATGCATCGTCATCAAAAGGGGTTCCGGATTTTAGTTTCCCATACTTAATTCTCTTTGTTCTGTCCGCTTCGGTTGGGTCTATTCTCCTAATGTACTCATCCACAACAAGCGGTGGATTCTTTTGAATCCCAGATTGAACGGAACCAGGTAAATCCTGCATGTCAGATTTAAGGATACGCTCTGCTATATATAACCTATTGTTTTTACCAACCATCATGGGCTTAAACTCAGCTGTCGTATTTATGCCGCCTTCTAAATATAAAGTAGATACACCACCAAGATTAGATAGTCTAAAATTCCCCCTTAGCTTTAATCCTCCGCCACCATATACTTTTTTCTTCACAAAACCTCCACTGTTTTTAACTTCATTTGCCATCCTGCTAACAATTGATTCAATTGTTTTTCCTTCGCTTAACTCTCTTTTAGAAAGCGCATAAAACTGAGGATGCTGCTTTAAAGCATATCTTAAATAGTCCTTCAGTCCAGCCATATTCTTAATATGTCCATTACCAAGCATATAAGATACTCTCTCGCCAAGTTGAACATATTTCTTACTAAGCTTTAATGGTATTGCTCTGTCCCCTCTATGTATATTTCGTATAACATGGATTGCCTTATTATCGTTTAACATAACATTACGATTAATTCCTAATTGTCTTATCCAAGAATTAGCATCTTTTTCCCATGCGGCCGATGCACTATTATTCATAAAGCTCTTCACATCTCCCCATCTATACATTCCTTCATACTGATATCCCCCACGTTTAAGCCTGCCTGGACTAAATTTCTTTCCCCATGTCATAGCCTGGACTTCATTTTTAGCTATCTCATGTCTATACATTCTTCCTGACATACCAACCCTCCTTTTTTGAGACTTTAATTCCTTTAATTCCCTTAAAATCATTTGTTGGTCAGGAGAAAGTCCATAACCAGAAGGTTTAGCAATGGGAATCTTCTCAAGTCTTGCTATCTTACGGTCTAATATAGCATTTGTCATCTTGTCTCGTTGATATAGTTCCTTTAGTCGTAATTCTTCTGGAGTAACATTATAGTTACTTCTCTTCTTTTGATAAGCCCTTAATTCTCTTCCTGCCCTTTTTCCCCCAGTACCATATAAATCATCAAATGTTTTTTGTAAATCGGTAAGATTTTCACCCCTAGCGAACTTAAGGATATTTCTTTTAGTGGATACACCCATATTCCCACCAAATCTGGCAGCTATTTTATCTGCAATATTTTTAAGTTTTAAGTCTTCTAGATTATAAGCA